ATTGTGCCAACAGCGTTTTGAAGTACTGGGTCTTGAAGGTGAGTTTCACAACATTGATGTTACAGATGCAGAAGCATTAAAAACTCTAGGCGAGTTTGATCTTGTTTACAGCTACGGAGTGATTCATCATTTCCCAGGTATTGACAAGATCATTGACAATGTACGTGAAGTAGTCAAGCACGGCAGCGAGTTCCGCTACATGGTGTATGCCAAGAACTCTTGGAAGTATGCCATGATTCAAAAGGGTCTTGATCAGTTTGAAGCACAGGCAGGCTGCCCATATGCACAAGCATTCAGCAAAGAAGAAATCCACGAGCTCATGCATACAGGTTGGACCATCGAGCGACTGCGTCAGGACCACTGTTTCATGTACAACGTAGAAGAGTACAAAAAGGGCAACTATGTGTTGGAGCCTTGGTTCGAAGCAATGACAGACGCACATCGTCAAGCAGTTCGCGAATACCTAGGGTGGCATCTACTGGTCAAAGCTCGCAAGGCATGAGTCGACTTTTTACTTTTGGTTGTAGTTTTACCAACTATCGGTGGAGCACCTGGGCAGACATTCTAGGTGTTCATTACACTGAATACCAAAATTGGGGACAAAGTGGTGCCGGCAATCATTACATATTCAACAGTGTGATGGAAGCAGATCAAAGGCATTGCTTTGGCCCAGATGATACTGTGATAGTTTGCTGGACTTCAGCTCATCGAGAAGATAGATACACTGATTGTTGGCAAACTCTAGGCAACATATACTATACTGATATCTACTCCAAAGAATACAAACAAACAATAACCAATCGTGGATGTTTTATCAGAGATGCAGCCTTTATAAAAGCAACCAAAATACTGTTAGAGGCCCGTAAAGGTGTTAGTTGGAAATTCTTGTCTGTCCATAACATTGGCATGCAAGATTTATGGGAATCAAAACCCATTGAATCCGATGTGTACCAATTGTATAGTGATGTATTTGAATCAATTGGTCCAAGTTTTAGAGAAACCCTGTTTCCTGAACAATGGCCCAATAGACAAGATCCACACCCTACTCCTGCAGAGCATTTGCTCTATTTAGACAAAGTAATGCCAGGACACGTGACAGATCTAAATATTCGTGCTACAATAGCACAAGAGTCTGCGCATCTACACAAAGATCGCTCAGGTATGTGCAAACAACCGAGGTTATAATATGAAATTTAAAGTAAGTGAACTATTCTATTCAGCTCAAGGCGAAGGCCGTTATGTTGGAGTTCCTAGCATCTTTTTACGAATGTTCGGGTGCAATTTTACTTGCCCGGGCTTTGGATGTGCTCCGGGTACTAAGAGTACAGAAGCAGACGAAGTTGCAAAAAATGTCCACTTGTATAAAACATTTGAAGAGCTGCCGCTGGTCAATACCGGATGTGATAGCTACGCAAGCTGGCATCCGGACTTCAAGCATCTAAGCCCAACATACACAGCCGAGGAACTTGTGGGCAAGATCACAGAACTGCTACCCAATGGACATTGGCAACAGCCCAATGGCAATCCGGTACACTTGGTTATCACAGGTGGTGAACCCTTGCTGGGTTGGCAACGTGCTTACCCTGAGCTACTGGACTTGCTAGCCGAACGAGGACTCAAGCACATTACTTTTGAGACCAATGGCACCCAAGACCTCAGCAACGATTTCAAGAAATATCTTAGCAACTGGTTTGGTGAAATTACATTCTCAGTGAGCCCTAAATTGAGTGTGTCAGGTGAAACTTGGTCAGATGCTATCAAACCCAGCATTGTTTGGGACTACGAAACCTACGGTGTTACCTATCTCAAGTTTGTGGTCGAAAAGGTTGCAGATTTTGACGAATTAGATCGTGCTGTAGACGAGTATCGCCTGGCCGGATTTGCTGGACCAGTGTTTGTGATGCCAGTTGGCGGTGTGGTATCAGTGTATGATGGCAACAGAATTCACGTGGCCGACGAAGCACTCAAGCGTGGTTACTGGTACAGTCCACGATTGCACGTTGACCTTTGGGGCAACGGATGGGGAAAATAAATGTTTGATCGAATCAAAGGATTGTTTGGCAAGGATGCTAAAGTAAATCCACCGCCAACGCAACCAAGACCCGAACCACCACCTACACCTCCCAAAAAGAAGGAGCCAGTAAAGACAGCCAAAGAACTGGCTACTGAACGTGGAGAACCCTATGTTGCTGTACTCAGCATGGACGTTGATCCCAACAACTTGCACCAGGGTGCGTTCGAACTTGACTGGAATGAAATTTTTATTGCTCGATTGGTCAAAGCTGGATACATGATCAAAAAAGACGATACCGATGCTGACATAGTAGACCGTTGGTTCCAGAACGTGTGCAGACACGTTGTAATGGAAACCTGGGAACAAGAAGAAGCCATTCGCAAGAGTGGTATCTATGTTAGGACCACTGACCTTGGCAACGGACGCAGTGAAGTATCCTGAGTTTAAAACGGAACAACAAGCTCGTGCGTTTTTGAAACGCTGTGGCTTGCTTAAAAAGACTCGAGTGCTTGAAGGCAAAGAGCGCGAAAAGATGTTTACCATGCTGAAACTCATGCCCTCGGAGTCCAGCAACAATCAGCACTTGTGGTGCGAAACTTGGATGGTAGGTGAAGTGATGTACGAACATATCACCGGGGGCGGTGTTGACGAACTAGTAGAGACAATAGAAGATGATATTTAACCACATCAAAGAACTAAAAGTACAAGGCAAGAAGATTGGTATCACGTTTTCAACCTTTGACATGTTACATGCTGGCCATGTTGCCATGTTGTCAGAGGCAAAGAATCATTGTGATTATTTGATTGCAGGATTACAAACTGATCCCACAATTGACAGACCCGATACCAAGAACAAACCCATTCAAAGTATCGTAGAACGACAGATTCAACTCAGTGCTTGCCGTTATGTTGATGAAGTTGTGGTTTACCAAACTGAACAGGACTTGGTTGATTTGTTGCTCATTCTACCACTAGATGTTCGTATTCTAGGTGTTGAGTATGAGGACAAAGAGTTTACTGGTAAATGGGAAGGACATGATCGTGGCATACTACATGTATTCAACAGCCGGGACCACAGCTTCTCTAGTTCAAGCCTGCGCAAGCGTGTGGTCCACGCAGAAACATTCAAGGCCTTAAAAGATGGAACCACTAAAGCCTCCTAAGACTTTTAAAGTCTATTCCTTGATCAGACAGACTGGACTGTTAATGAACTATGTGTACGTGGCTGGTACCGGAGCCACGCAATTTGGTCCAGGTTTTTATGCCTCCCGGGACGAAGCAGAACACAGCAGAACACTGGAATTGCTGAAAGAAACGTCTGAAACCAGATCACACTTTCATGTGTTTGAGTTAGAAATTCCCAATCCTGCATATCGAGAATAACATGCATATACTATTCAATGGCGACTCCAACATGGGAGGCGAAGAACTAGATGACAAAAAGCTTGGAATGGCTGGAGTCATCACAGACTACTATGGTGCTACTGCAACAAATTTAGCAGTGAGCGGAGCCAGCAATGACTTGATCTACACTTCAACCTGGGAATACTTACAAAACAATCCTGCCCCTGATCTTGTGGTCATTGGCTGGAGTGAGCACGGGCGTGAGCAGTGGTATTTTGAAAAACAGTTTCACGAGATCAACCAGCTGGACGTGGGTCAACAGATTCCCAATGAGTTTCGTCGACGCTATCAGTTCTGGAAGAATCACATTCAGAAAGATCCCAATTGGCACAGGGTCATGAGCTACTACTGGCACAACAAGATCTATAACTTGCACATGTGGATGTACGAGCGCAAAATCCCGCACTTGTTCTTCAATGCATTTCATCACTTTCAAATTGAAAGCGAAAAAGAATGGTTGGATTGGCATTGCTGTTTCTTCTGCCCATACAACGAACGCCAATGCTATGTTCCGTTTTGCATTGAAAACAACTACGAAGAACTCACTCCGGGATGGCAACATTTTGAGCCTGCAGGTCACAAGGCCTGGGCAGACATCCTGATCAACGAAATCAACACAAGTCCAGCACATGCTATTATATTCGAACGGGAACAGTCACTCCGCCGCGGCTGAAGCAGTTAATCCACATGCCTGGGCATGTGACGATGGATTCTTTTGGGGCTTGGGCAAACAACCGCACCCTGACAATGAACGTGCCAGTTACAGTTGTGAGTTGGCCAACTGGTTGCGAGCTATCTTGTATCTAGATGCACAGGCTGGATGTTCAAACACACGCATCATGCGTACCACACGTGAATGGATTAGCAACAATCCTGACGCTGTCAAAGACTGTTTCATGGTAATCCAATGGACCACCTGGGAACGTGAAGAGTGGTGGCACATGGGCGAAGACTATCAAGTCAACGCTAGTGGAATTGACACCGTACCGCCGGAGCTACAAGACCGGTACAAACAGTTCGTTGTAAACATCGACTGGGAAACATGCCGTCAACGTGCCCACAACGAGATTTGGGCATTTCATAACGAGCTCAAAGACGCAGGCATCCGCCATGTCATGTTCAACGGCAACAACCATTTTGAAGGCATTCGGGATCAATTTGATTGGGGTACCAGCTATATTGGACCGTATGATCATACAAAAACGTACGATTTTGTATTAAGAAATTCCGGATTTAAAACTGTTAACCCTGATAGTTGGCATTTTGGGTCAGATGCCCATTGCTTTTGGGCAGAATATCTGTTACAATACATCAAGAACAACCAACTTTTGGACTCCAATGAAATACCTGCTTATTGATACCAGCAACATGTTTTTCCGTGCTCGTCACAGTGCACATCGGCAAAGTGACACATGGACCAAGCTGGGTTTTGCTCTGCAAGTCACAATGATGAGCGCAAACAAAGTGGCTCGTAATTTTGGTGCAGATCACGTGGTATTTGCACTGGAAGGTCGAAGCTGGCGCAAAGATCACTACAAGCCTTACAAAGCCAATCGCGCTGAAGCTCGTAGTGCAATGACAGAAACAGAAGCAGAAGATGACAAGCTGTTCTGGGAAACCTATGATGATCTGACTAAATACTTGTCTACAAAAACAAATTGTAGCGTTATCCGTTGCGCCACTGCTGAAGCAGATGATGTGATTGCTCGTTGGATTGCGCTACATCCCCAAGATGAACATGTGATTGTCAGCAGTGACTCAGATTTTGTGCAACTGGTTGCACCCAATGTGCAATTGTACAATGGTATCAACGATCACTTGTTCACTACAGATGGCGTGATTGACGCAAAAGGTAAAAAGTTGGCATTTTCAGTTGAAAGCAATTCCAAGATCAAGGTTGGCAAAGCAGATGCCAACTTTGTGGCTCCTGTGGACTATCACAAGTGGGCCTTGTTCTTGAAATGTGTGCGCGGCGATCCCGGCGACAATGTGTTCTCAGCTTACCCAGGTGCTCCGGTCAAAAGCACAAAGAATCGTGTGGGTCTAACAGAAGCCTTTGAAGACCGCAACAAAAAGGGCTATGCATGGAACAACCTCATGCTTCAGCGCTGGACTGACCACAACAACGAAGAACACAAGGTATTGACCGATTACGAACGCAACTGCGAACTGATTGATCTTACTGCACAACCCAAACATATCAAACACAGTGTGGACACAGCAATACGCGAACAAGTAAGTCACCGAGACGTGGGCATGGTGGGTGCTCACTTCCTGAAGTTCTGTGGACGATACGAACTCAATAAATTGAGTGAGCAGGCTGAACCAATCAGTCGCTGGCTCAATGAAACATACAAAGGAGTCCTAAATGACGCTAATAGCTAAACCAGTAGTAGACAAAGAATACTGGATCATCAAGCAAGATGATCAAAAGGTTGGCAACATTCAAGCCGTAAACGATGGTTATCAGATCACCATCAACAACAAGATAGCTAGTTACAAAACTATTCCTATGTTGAGAAACCGTGAGAATATTGAATTTGAGCCAGCTGAGAAAACCAGCAAACAGTCAGATCGACAGGTACATGGTTATGAGACCTCTTGTCGGGTGTTCAATCCTATCTGGGATGTCAAGCACCGATTGCCATTGTTTACCAAGGAAGAAAAAAGCAAAAGCTGGTATGCTGCCGGTTGGTACTTGGTCAAACAACATCGCAACTGGAAGCCAGTACACAATCCAAAATTGATTGTGTTAGAACGTTATGCCTACCAAGGTCCATTTTATACTAAAGAAGAAGCCAATG